ATAAAGTGCCAGGACGAGATGAAGAGTGGAAACGTGAAACGCTTGAGGGTATGGACTTTGACACCCAAAAGTTTAGTCAAGAATTCGAATGCGGATTCTTGGGATCAAGCGGAACTCTCATAGACGGCTCTAAGCTAAAGCAACTTGTCATTCGTGACCCGATTGCCGAAGCTGAAGGCATTAGACAATACGAGAGACCTCAAGAAAATCATACATATGTTTGTGTTGTAGACGTTTCTAGAGGTAAAGGATTAGACTACTCGGCGTTTCAAGTAATTGATGTATCGGAAATGCCATACAAACAGGTGTGTGTATATAGAGATAATATGATAACACCTATAGATTATGCTGAAATAATTTATAGAACAGCTAAAAATTACAATGAAGCCTATACGTTGATTGAAGTTAACGATATTGGTGAACAAGTATCTGAAATACTACACTATGAGTTTGAAGTTGAGACATTAATGTATACCGAATCGGCAGGACGGTCTGGGAAAAGAGTATCCGCTGGATTCGGTAGTTCGAAGTCGGTGGATAGAGGAATAAGAACAACAAAATCGGTAAAGTCGATTGGCTGCAATATGCTCAAGCTAATGATAGAGCAAGACCAACTAATTGTCAATGACTTTTTTACGATTAACGAACTTTCAACTTTTTCACGTAAGGGAGTTTCTTACGAAGCAGAATCGGGCAACCATGACGACCTAGTGATGTGCTTAGTGCTATTTGGTTGGCTAACCGATCAAACTTTCTTCCGTGACATAACAGATATTAATACTATGCAAGCATTGAAACAAAGAAAGGCCGAAGAGGTCGATCATGATTTGATGCCTCTTGGTTTTAATGATTATGATTTAGAGAATGATATCATTGAGGATGAGAGATTTAATCCTTGGTTCAATTACTAAGTTTAGCTTTTTATAAATATAACAGAACGAGATAGAATTTTGAAAATCTATAATCATAATAGACAAGGAGAAATGAAATGGCTTTTCAACTAAGTCCAGGAATCAACATCAGTGAGATTGATCTTACTACAGTTGTGCCTGCGGTTGCGACTACAGAAGGCGCAGCCGTCGGTGTTTTTCGTTGGGGACCAACTAACGAGCGTGTCCTAGTCAGTTCAGAAATTGAACTGGTTAACACATTCGGTCGCCCATATGCAAACACATCATGGCAGAACTACGAGACATTCTTTACTGCAGCGAACTTCCTATCGTATAGTGATGCACTATATGTAACACGTGTCGTTGACGATACTGCAAACACAGCAACAAGCACCAACTTTAATGCGGCTTATCCAGGCGCACTTGGTGATGAAATTACAGTTGCTACGTGTGATGCAAATACGTTTGCTGAAACAACTTTTGCAGGAACAATCGAAATTGATGCTTCTGCCACAGAAGGTTCAATCATTCGTGCAGACTCAAATGACATTACAGAATTCGTAATCGGTGATACAATCATCGTTGACGGACAAGAGTTAACTGTTGCGACAGTCGGCACAGCGGCACAAGTTGCTAACACTGCAGACTACGAAACAACTGTTACTTTTGACAAAAAATATGTATCAGCAACAAACTTCTCTGGTGCGTTTGACCACCAGTGGGGATATGCAAATCTATTTGATGCGCCTCCAAGCGCAGGTCACTTGCATGTTGTTGTAGTAGATAAAGACGGTGTATTTACAGATACAGGCGTTAAGACAATTGCAGAATTGTATTCAAACGTCTCAACTACACCTGGTGCGAAAAGAGCTGATGGAGCAAGTAACTTCATCGATACCGTTCTTGAGCAACGCTCTAACCTAGTTCGTGTTAAAACAAGCGGAACATACCCAACTGGCGCAGGTTACTCTGATCTAGCTGGCGGTGCTGACGGCTTGTCTGAAACAGCAGCAGGTATGGTTGGCGCAATTGCACAAGGTTGGGATCTATACAAGTCAAAAGAAGACGTTGATGTATCACTTCTTCTAAATGGCGCACCAATCTCACTAGCACTAACAAACTACATCATTGATAGCGTAGCAGAATATCGTAAAGATTGTGTTGCATTCATCACGCCGCCAGTTACACAAAGAGATGCACACACTGCACAAGAAGTTGTAACTGCAACTGATGGTATGTCAGCAAGTAGCTATGTTGTTGTAGATAGTGGTTTCAAATACCAATATGACAAATACAACGATGTATATCGCTGGGTTCCGTTAAACGGTGACGTTGCAGGTCTTTGCGCAAGAACTGACGATGAGCGTGACCCATGGTTCTCACCAGCGGGCTATCAGCGTGGTAGCGTCAAAAACGTTGTTAAGCTTGCTCTTAACCCGAACAAGACAGAGCGTGACTTGCTTTACAAGAACTACATCAACCCTGTTGTAACACAGCCGGGCCAAGGAACAGTTCTATTTGGCGACAAAACATTCCAAGGAACACCAAGTGCGTTTGACCGCATTAACGTCCGTCGTTTGTTTATCGTCCTAGAGAAAGCAGTCGAAGTTGCATCTAAGACAACTCTATTCGAATTCAACGATGAGTTTACTAGAGCGCAATTCGTCAACCTTGTTGAGCCATTCCTACGTGATGTTCAAGGCCGCAGAGGTATCTATGACTTCCGTGTTGTATGTGACGAAACAAATAACACAGGACAGATCATCGATAGCAACCAGTTTGTGGGCGATATCTACATCAAACCAGCACGTTCAATCAACTTCATTCAACTGAACTTTGTAGCAGTTAGAAGCGGAGTTGAATTTAGCGAAATCGTTGGTCAGGTATAAATAAGAGAAAGAGGAGAAAAAAATGGCTTTCAACGTAAATGAAATCAAAAGCCAGCTTACCTACGGTGGTGCGAAAGCGTCTCTCTTCCAAGTGCAGATTACAAACCCTGTCAACGGAGCCGGAGATTTAAAAACACCATTCATGGTTCAAGCTGCAGCTTTGCCAGAATCTACACTTGGCACGATTGAAGTTCCATACTTCGGTCGTAAGGTAAAGATTGCTGGTGACCGCACATTTGCTGAGTGGACAGTAACAATCATCAATGATGAGGACTTTCTGATTCGCAACGCAATGGAGGCTTGGATGGCTTCTATCAACTCACACGTAGGCAACGTGCGCCAATTTGGCACAGGTTCACCTGCTGAGTATAAGTCACAAGCACAGATTACCCAGTTCTCAAAGACTGGTCAAATCTTGCGCACATACAATTTCAACGGATTGTTCCCAACTACGGTTGCGCCAATCACGATGGATTGGAATACTACAGACGATATTGAACGTTTTGATGTAACGTTCCAGTATGATTGGTGGAATGTTTCTGGTGGCGTCACTGGCGCAGCTGGAACAAACGCCTAATTTGAATTGAATAAGTAATAGGGAGAGGCACACTGTCTCTCCCTAGCACTAAAGGATGGATTTATGGAACTTTTCGGCTTTGAAATTAAGCGTAAAAAAGAAGACAACGAGAATATCAGATCGTTTGCGGAACCACAGAATGAAGATGGTGCCGTAAATGTTGCTGCCGCCGGCGGAGCCGTAAGCAGCTTTATTGATCTCGAAGGCACCGCTAAATCCGAAGCTGAACTAGTTCAAAAATATCGCACAATGATGCAACAACCAGAAGTTCAGCAAGCGGTTGATGACATTATTAACGAAGCAGTTATTATTTCAGATGATTCAAAGCCAGTTACTTGTGTGACTGATGACCTTGAACTATCTGATAATGTAAAAGAAAAAATTAGAGACGAATTTGATAGTGTTCTAAAACTATTAGATTTCTCTAACTATGGTTACGATATCTTTTCCAAGTGGTATGTAGATGGTCGTCTTAACTATCATGTTATGATTGACGAAAAGCAACCCAAAAAGGGTATTCAAGAATTACGATACATCGACCCACGTAAGATTCGCAAGATCCGTGAGTTTGATAAAGAGAAAGCAAACGTTACAAATAACAATGGCTTTCTTAAGAGAATTAAGAACGAATATTATATTTACAATGACAAAGGTTTCCACATGCAAGGTGCTTCAAACATCTCGCAGGGATATGACGTAGGTAACGTGAATGCCGCAGGTCTTCGTATTGCGAAAGACTCGATTATTAATTGTAACTCAGGCATTCTAAACGAGAACAACACACTTGTTCTATCACACTTACATAAAGCATACAAGCCTTTAAACCAGTTGCGTATGATGGAAGATGCAGTAGTTATCTATCGCATTTCACGTGCGCCTGAAAGAAGAATTTTTTATATTGATGTGGGTAACCTGCCTAAGATGAAAGCAGAGCAATACCTACGTGATATGATGGCGAAGCATAAGAACCGTCTAGTGTATGATATGAACACTGGCGAAGTAAAAGATGACCGTCGCCATATGTCGATGACAGATGACTTTTGGTTGCCACGTAGAGAAGGCGGTAAAGGAACTGAGATTACAACTTTGCCGGGTGGTCAAAACTTAGGCGAACTAGAAGATGTTGAATACTTCCAAAAACGTTTGTTTAAAGCGTTAAGCGTTCCTATTTCACGCATGGAAGCAGACAACGGATTCTCTCTAGGTCGTGCAAGTGAGATTAGCCGTGACGAAGTTAAGTTTAGTAAGTTTATTCGTAGATTACGTGCAAGGTTCTCTATCTTGTTTGACAAGATTTTAGAGAAGCAACTTATTCTAAAGGGTATCATCACACCAGAAGAATGGCCTGTTATTAAACAGAACATTCGCTATGACTTTATGGTTGATAATCACTTTGAAGAACTAAAACAAGCAGAAATTCTATCTAATCGTTTACAGATTTTGCGTGATATTGATGAGTATCGTGGAACATATTATTCTAAAGAATGGGTTCAGAAAAACGTTCTATACATGTCTGAAGATGACATTAAAGATATTGCAAAACAGATGGAAGCTGAAGGCGATGATGAGGGTGAGGATGATGACATGGAAGAGATGTTTAAACCAAAACCAAACTCACAGTCAAACATTGCTTTACTTTCTGCCAATAAAGACAATATCACGAATTCATAAATAAAGATAGAATTAGATAAACTAAGGAGTTAGTCCCATGAGTGTAAAAGACTTAATTAAATCAGCGTTTGATAAAGACGCATCATCATTTGAAACAACTTTCAATTCTGTAATGGATGAGAAAATGGAAACTGCTTTGGCAGCAAAGTATGACGAAATGTTCTCCGTTGATGAAGAAGTCGAAGTCGAAGAAGAATTTGATTCTGAAGAGTCTGTTGAAGAAGGCTATAAGAAGAAAATGAAAGAAGAAGACGATGAAGACGAAGATGATGATGACGAAGAAGATGAAGATGATGAAGACGAAGATGAAGAAGATGAGGACTAATCATGAGCTTCAAGGACATGTTGGACGAGACGGTTAATCCGCCTAAGTCTCCAGACGAAAAACGCTTCAAAGATAAGCACAAGGTGGACAAGAAAGAACACCCTGTGGCTGGAGAGAATCAGTTTACGTCCGACAAGAAAAAAGATGCATCTAACAAAGCGTCTTATAAACCAGGCGAAGACGAAGCTGTTTACGAAGAAGATGGCAAGATGATTGAATGCCCAGACTGCGAAGAAATGTATGAGCAGGGCACAGATCATGAATGCAAAGACATGTCGGAAGCAGCACCAAAGATTAGTAAGGGCAAAGCAAAAGGCTCTATCAAAGCAACTGGTATTCGTGGCAAAGGTATGAAAAAGTTTGACGTTGATGTATCTATTCAAAACGGCAAATTTTCATTTAGAATCTCAGACGAATCTGGTAAGTTTCAAACCGTTGATATCAAAAAAGCCGCTAGAATGCTCGGCGAAGAAGTTGTCGATGAGTTAGTAGAAGCTGAAATGACTGACGCTCAAATGAAGAAGCGTGAGAAAATCGTCAAGTCTATGAAAGACAAGATGAGCGAATTCAAAGACCGTTACGGCGACCGTGCTAAAGACGTAATGTATGCAACTGCTACTAAGATGGCAATGCAAGAAGAAACTTTGAATGAAGATTTGATTGATGATTTGAAAAAAATTGTTAAAACGAAGTCTATCAAAAGAGTTAAGCTAGGTGACGGCACACAGACACGTGTTGACCTAACTACAGCAAGTGCTTTGACACAAGTATACGACAAGCTTAATGACGCTAACAAGAAGAAGTTCGCTGCTATGATGAGCAAAGACGAAACTAACTTCATGAAAGCGATTGACTTTGCATTCAGCGGAGGCAAAAAGTAATGTCATTACTAATTAAAGAAATCGTTGAAGACGTTCAATACATTGCAGAAGATATCCTTGATGAAGAGGGTAACTCACAAGGTAAGAATTACTTCATTGAAGGTATCATCATGCAAGGTGATATCAAAAACCGCAATGGGCGTGTATATCCTAAAGAAACACTAATGCGTGAGATGGCTCGCTACAACAAGAACTATGTTGAAGCGAAACGTGCGTATGGCGAGTTAGGTCACCCAGCAGGTCCCACAATTAACCTTGACCGTGTCTCTCACATGTTTACAGAACTAAGAGAAGATGGCTCTAATGTTATTGGTCGTGCCAAAGTTATGGACACACCTATGGGAAAAATTGTGAAGAACCTTATCGATGAAGGCGCAAATCTAGGCATCTCATCACGTGGTATGGGTTCTATCAAAAAGAACAGTCAAGGTATCATGGAAGTGCAAAGTGATTTTATGCTTGCTACTGCTGGTGATATTGTTGCTGATCCATCAGCACCAGACGCATTTGTAAAAGGCGTTATGGAAGGTGTTGATTGGGTATACGATGTTGCTTCTTCTTCTTGGACCGCTGCGAACGCATTTGATCGCATTGAAGAAGAGATTAAAGAAACTGCGAAGGTTAGCCGAGCAGAATTAGAAGCAAAAGCATCAGTATTCTTTGAGAACTTTATCAGATCATTGTCAAAATAATGAATCTTATAAATAATAAAAGAACAAATCTTTATCAAAGGAGAAACTAAAATGAGTGAAGAACTAGAGATGAAGCTAGATGCTGACCTTGAAGAAGCGAAAGCAACTGGCGAAGACTCGCAAAATAACGATCCGGTGACACCAGCAGGTGGCAACCCGAAGGGCAAAAACCGTAAGGCGGACGCAAACAAATCAGTAGATCCGAAAGCAGACAAAGTTCCAGACGAAGGTCCTTCTAAAGGCACTAACGACACTGGCATGAAAGAAGCATTCGAAGGTCTATTTGATGGCGCTGACTTGAGCGAAGAATTCAAAACTAAAACAGTAGCAGTTTTTGAAGCAGCCGTTCATGAAAAAGTTATCGCAGAAAAAGCGGCGCTTGAAGAAAAGTTTGAAGCTGATCTAGAAGAGCAAGTGGCAGTAGTCACTGAAGAACTAGTTGAGAAAGTTGATTCATATCTTGACTACGTTATTGAACAGTGGATGGAAGCAAACGAAGTTGCTGTTGAAAGCAACATCAAAGTTGAAGTCGCTGAGTCTCTATTGGATAGCTTGAAAGGTCTAGTAACTGAACATAATCTTACTATCGATGACGAACAGCGTGATGCTATCGCAGAGATGGAAGAAAAGCTTGAAGAGTCAACTGCTAAATACAATGACATTGTTGAAGACATGATTGCTCTGAAAGAAGAAAAACAGAAACTAGAGGTTGAAGCGACATTTAAAACTGTTGCTGAAGGACTAACAGATACTCAAGTTGAAAAGCTTGGTGTTCTAGCCGAAGGCGTAAGTTTTGAGACGGTTAACGAGTATGAATCTAAGATTGTTGCAATCAAAGAGAATTACTTTGCAGAATCAGCTGCTCCTCAAGTAGATGAGACAGAACTACTTGAAGAAGAAGTTGAAGAAGAGACAACTAAAGTGTCGGTTGATCCAACCGTAGCACGTTACGTTGAATCTCTTGGTCGTCTTGCAAAATAAGTTTTTTATAAATAACATTAGATAAAGTCTCAAAAAGGAGAAAATCAATGAGAAACGAAGAACTAATGAAAAAGTGGGGCCCGGTGCTTGAACATGAGGCACTCAACCCAATTCAGGATAAGCATAAAGCGGCAGTTACTGCAACTTTGCTTGAAAACACTGAGAATGCCCTTAAAGAAGGTCAATCTTATTCACCTAACTCTTTGCTTTCAGAAGCAGAAGTTGGCCCAGTAAACCACACTGGTGAAGTCCAGAACTATGACCCAGTTCTTATCTCACTAGTCCGTCGTGCGATGCCAAACTTGGTTGCATACGACATTGCTGGTGTTCAGCCGATGACAGGCCCAACAGGCTTGATCTTCGCAATGCGTTCAAACTACGTTGACGGCGCAAACAACTCTGTTAAGACTGAAGCTTTCTACAACGAAGCTGAAACAGACTTCTCAGGTGCAGGCACACAAGCTGGTTCTACTGGTGGTGCGGCTACTGCGAATACAGGCACAGGTATGGCTACTTCGGCAGCTGAACAGCTTGGTTCAGCAGGTGGCGGTGACTTCGGCGAGATGTCTTTCCAGATCGACAAAGTGTCGGTTACTGCGAAATCACGTGCGTTGAAAGCAGAATACACAACTGAACTAGCACAAGACTTGAAAGCAATTCACGGTCTTGACGCTGAAACAGAACTAGCGAACATGCTATCAGCAGAACTTCTAGCGGAAATCAACCGTGAAGTTGTTCGCACAGTCTATAACTCAGCGGTAACTGGTTCTGGTGATACTGCAGCAGCAGGCACATTCAACCTAGACGTTGATGCAAACGGCCGTTGGTCAGTTGAGAAGTTCAAAGGTCTGATGTTCCAGATCGAAAAAGAAGCAAATGCGATTGCGAAAGCAACTCGCCGTGGTAAAGGTAACATCATCCTATGTTCATCAGACGTTGCGTCTGCTCTACAAATGGCTGGCGTTCTTGACTACACACCTGCTTTGAACAGCAACAACCTACAGCCAGACGACACAGGCAACACTTTCGTAGGTGTCCTAAACGGTCGCTTCCGTGTATACGTTGACCCATATGCGGGTGCAAACTACATGGTCGTTGGTTACAAAGGCTCAAACGCATTTGACGCCGGCTTGTTCTACTGCCCATACGTGCCACTACAGATGGTTCGTGCGGTTGGTGAGAACAGCTTCCAGTCAAAACTGGGCTTCAAAACTCGCTACGGCATGGTTGCAAACCCATTTGCACCAGGCGCAACAGCGGGTGACGGCACATTGACTGCGAACACCAACGTCTACTACCGTCGTTCGATTATCTCGAACCTTCTATAATAAGAAGTCGCTTTAGCGAACACACTGGGGAGCCTTTCGGGGCTCCCCTTTTTTGTGTGTATAAATAGTAGTGTAACATTAATCGTGAGGATGCTATGAGTGTTCCAAATTATCTTTCAGCAGTAGAGTTTAAGTTAGTAATCGATAGATTGCCTAACGTGGAGTTTTATGTGCAAAGAGCAAATGTTCCAGGAATCTCTTCTGGCTTTGCTATTGTTAACACTCCTTTCAAAAACATCTATCAGCCTGGTGACAAAGTTGAATTCGATGACTTTTCTATTGATGTTGTCGTAGATGAAAATATGTCTGCATACATTGAAACATGGTCTTGGCTTGTAAGTCTTACACGCTCTGAAGGCTTTGATGTATATGACAAACTAAACTCATCTGACGAAGGCATCTACTCAGACGCTACTCTATTCATTATGAGTAATGGTAAGAACCCGAACATTAAAATCAAGTTCAAAGATATGTTCCCAACAAGTCTTAGCGAAATAGCACTAGACACAACAGCTGGTGACGTAGAGCCACCAACGTCTACGATGACTTTCAAATATTTAAGTTATGAGATTGATATTGTCTCTTGACATTTGACTAAAACCTGTTACTATGTAATATGGTGCATTTTTTTATGGAGAAGTGAATGAAGATTGAAGAGATATATGAACTATGGGCAGGTGATAGTGAGATTGACCAAACAAATGTGTCAAGTGAAAGTGCTAACATCCCCAAAATACATAACAAATACTTCCGCATATATATGGAAGAGGGCATGAAGCTTAAGCAGTTTCGTGCGAAATACAAACAATTAAAACTTCTCAAAGAGCAATACTACAAAGGTGAACTAGATATCACCGAATTGCAAGAGCATGGTTGGGAACCTCAACCACTCAAAATCCTACGACAAGATATACCTACATACATTGACGCTGACAAAGATATCATTGACTTGTCACTCAAAATTGGTATGCAGGAAGAGAAAGTCAACTACTTAGAAGCTATTATAAAAATGATAAGTAATAGAGGCTTTCAACTAAAGACTATCGTAGATTGGGAGCGTTTTAGAACTGGAGCGATGTGATAAACTATGGAACAAGTTCACGTAGAAAAAATTGATAATGTTTATGTTCGAATAAACGCTGAAGCCTCTGTGAAGATGGAGATGAGCGGTTACTTCGAATTCTACGTGCCTGGTTATAAGTTTATGCCAGCATACAAGAATCGTGTGTGGGACGGCAAGATTAGATTGCTCAACACTATGACTGGATTGGTGTATGCTGGGCTACTTCCCTACATCGTTAAGTTTTGTAAGGATCGTGACTATGAAGTTACGATTGATAGAGAACTACATCCCGAACAACAATACTACGAAAACGCAGGCTACGACTTAGCGAAAGATTTCGATAGTGCATTCGAACCACGTGATTACCAGAATGATGCGGTTGCACATGCATTGTATAACAATCGCACATTGTTTCTATCACCAACGGCTTCGGGTAAGTCTTTTATCATCTATCTTCTAGCACGCCATCACGTAGAACAAGGTCGTAAGGTGCTTATTGTAGTTCCAACTACATCACTTGTTTCTCAGATGGCATCAGATTTTGTTGAATACAACAAGAATCGTAAACTTGATATTCACAAAATCATGGGTGGTGTTGACAAGAACGTTGACGCTGATTACACAGTAACAACTTGGCAGTCTATCTACAAACTACGTAAAGATTGGTATGAAAAGTTTGACGTAGTTATCGGCGATGAAGCACACTTGTTTAAAGCTAAGTCTTTGACGAAAGTGCTTGAAAAAACACCGCACGTCAAGTATCGTTATGGATTCACTGGCACACTAGACGATTCTCAAACACATAAGCTTGTGTTAGAAGGATTGTTTGGACCAGTGAAGCAAGTCACAGAGACTAAGAAATTGATTGATGACGGCACACTTGCCGAGTTTGATATCAAGTCTCTTGTATTGTCATATCCTAACGATGTGAGACAACTAAATAAGAATAAGACCTACCAAGAAGAGATTGATTGGATTGTTCGAAATGAAGCCAGAAACAAATTTATTAAAAATCTTGCATGGTCGCTTGAAGGCAATACGCTCATATTGTTTCAATACGTGGACAAGCATGGTCGTATACTTCACCCACTACTCAAAAGAGATGACAAACAAGTTCACTTCATTCATGGGGGAGTCGATGCCAACACTAGAGAAGAAGTTCGAAAGATTGCTGAATCTACTAGTG